GATTCACAAAAAGCTATTTCTATAATAGATGATATCAAAAATAACTACCTTCCCCATTTACAATATCTTTTTTATTTAGAACACCAACAAAAAGGATCAGGACAATCCAGGGGGGATGGAGATGGTGATACTGATACCGCTGTCGCTGTCGCTGCTCCCGCTGATGCCGCTGCTGATGCTAATGCGCCTGCTGCCTCTGTAGCTGCTCCCGCTGATGTCGCTGTTGTTGATAATAAACAAGAAGAAAAAACAACATCAACAAAACAAGAAGCGAAAAACAAAATCATAGATGGATTAAAATTATACTTGAAAACTCTTTTCAATAATCAAGATATCAGAATCTATGATATTGAACATTTCAATTCTATCAACGAACTTATGAAAAACAAATCTGAAAAAATATACAATCGTTTAAAATTAATAAAATTCAATGTAGAAGACGATAATTACTTGACAATAAATTTCCAAAATAATCCAAGGACAACTATAGATTGGAACAATTTAATAAATGTATCAATATTTATTATCAAATTTTGTCAATTAAATAACGTCGAATCATGACAACATCTTTTACTAAAAATATTGAAGCCACCCCCTCCAGTTTCCTCAAATCATAATCCCGATAAACAGCAATCGCAAAATAACAATCAAACCACGCCAAGTGAGACATCACCCTATCTTAACCAAGCTTTGGAGGACTCAACTTACTCAATAGTTTAAGCCATGATGTCTTTCCAAATAATTTGGAAATTGATTGCATCGTGTAAAATTAATCGGACCATGTCATTTTCCGACTGAATATTCATTATGGTATTTATCGTATCTTGAGATGTTCTTGCCATGGCTATTTTGTGATAATTACACAACAATATTAAAGCCTTTTGTATTCCATAACTGCATATAATTGAATTCATTTGAGATTGATTCAATTGTAATATATAATTATTAATCCATTCTTCTATTTCTTGAATATATGAATACATCTCTTCATCTGATTCGCATGAAATATACGAAAAATCTTTATCACAATATGATTTACTATCAATGAACTTATTATACTGTAATTTGAATATGTTAATTTCATCACGGTTCTGATTTGTAACTTCGTCGTAAATCATACGAAGAATATCGTTATTCATAGATTGAAGATTATTGTTTGCAAATGTCATATTGTTATCTATAATATGATAAATTTATCACTTTTTTATCAAAATGTTAAAAAAACATTTCGACATGAACAATACTTAAAAATAATTTCACTTTTTATATTTAACAAATATGATATTGAAATATATCTCAATATTTTTAGTGTTTGTAGCACATCGAGTACAAACATTTCCAATATCAATGTCGATACAGTGTTTCAATCAATGGCATTGTATAGATTTTATGAAAAATATTGACACTACCAAGCCACATTCGTATAATATAGGAGATCTACCTCTTATTACATGGTTTGATAAAAAGAAGGCATATACAACAATGAATGTATGCGAGCATATGGGATCACGATTGGACGAAGGAAAAGTTGTAAACGGATGTTTATATTGTCCATATCATGGGATAGAATATAATAAGAATATGACACTTGGAGAATCTGTAATATTTCAAGACAAATTATGGTGGAGTTATGAACCAATAAAGAAGAAACCACCTGTTGTACCCTTTTATGATAATAAAAACTATGAGACATCCACTATAACAGTTGAAGTAGATGCTAATATCAAAGATTGTATAAAAAATACAATGGATATCAATCATCCCGCTCTTATTCACAATAATTTTCTTGGTTTTGGAAGCGATATTCCTCCAGAAAATGTAAAAAAACATACATACAAAAATAAGGATATTATCGGAATGTCATTTAATTATAAAACCTATAATGGTTTGACATATTTGAAAAAAGGATTAAAGAAGTCTATAAATTTTCATATGTTCGAATATCCTTTAACATCATGGTCAAGAGTATCATTGCCAGGTGGTGAAAATTTATTTGTAAATGTCAATTTATTGCCTTTGTCAGTGGATAAAACCAAATGGATTGTAACATTAAAACATAACTTTTGGAAATCTAAAATTGAAAAAGAACTACTTCAATTCACTGCAAAATGTATAATATACCAAGATCAAGTTCAAATGAAAAGACAATCCAGAGAATCAATTTTGAAAAATATTGTATGTGATAGAAAACAACTTGTAAACGAAGAACATATGAGAGAGATCAAAAACATGACAGAGTTTTATAAATATCCCTCGACAGGAAGAGTTGTGACATTGTATAATCACGCTTTATCCAAAAGGTAATTAATTTTTTTAATAATATCTTGTTTAGATATTGATTTTGGTCCTGTAACAAAATGCTTGGTTTCAAATGATATGTTAGCTAATTTATTGTAAATTTTGTTATTGAATCTATCAAATCTAATGAAATAATGTGTTTGTTTTGATTTTGTAATACTTTCCTTAGTTATTTGCCCTGCTTTGGATCCTACTCTTTGAATAGAGATATGGGGTCTGCCATTTCTATTTACAAACGAATATCCATTTGGATATATCTTTAATGGAATAACTCTATTAAAATCTTTTTTCTGCCAAATTTGAAAAACACAATTTATATCAACACTTTTATTATCAAATACAAAAGAATTTTTAGGTAAGTCAAATTGAGAAATCAAATGAAAGTTTGGAGGAAAGAACTTTTTCATACTGTTTTTTTTAAAGCTTCTTGGTAATATAAAACTAATAGTATTTGCAAATGACGATTTCTTAATAAATTTGATCGCAATGGAAGAACTGTTTCCAAATGGAGGATTGCCAATTATATGAACATTTTTATTCTGAAAAATATGAGTATCGAGTGTCAAAAAATTTTGTTCTTTTATAGACGAGTGTTCTGGTTTGATATCATAAAAGTAGGTTTTCTTGAACATTTGCTTTAAAGGTTTAATAAAAGCACCATTTCCAGCACTTGGTTCAATGCATACATCATCATCCATTATATTTACATGTTGCTGAAACATATTACAACATAGTTCAACTATATGCGGTGATGTATAAAACTTGTCAAGTTGCATAGAATATGTCTAACAATAACTAATATAAATAAAAAAACATTTTTTGGTTTTTGGTTTTTATACAACAACTACACGCAGCCAAGGCAAATAAAATACAACACAATTGCGACACTAACAACACATATAACACAACATATATGACACAAATGACACCTGTAACAACACTGATGAAAACCTACACATGTGATTACTCGCAATCAAAAATGGTATTCATCATTGAAGAGACAATATAAACAGAATGATAAAATGATGGATCGGTTGCATCAATGATATCAATGTAAACAGGTGACATTTAAATAATATAAACTTTTTATTTAAGTATTATGTCATTTTTTTCAAATTTTATGAAAAATCAATACAAATTTAATAATCAATTTTTATCCATTCTAATGGACATAAATCTTTTAAATTATGCTTTACAAGAGCAGGTCCAAACCAGTTTTTCATAGGATAGCAAACCATTTTATTAGAATTTGAAGAAAAATATGCACCCCACCATGAGAAACTACTGTTTGCAATAATATGATGTTGGCAAAGACTTATTAAAATCAATTGTTCCCAATCTGGAATATTGTCGGATACTTTGATAAAATTATATTTCAAGTTCATTTCATCGATGTATTTTTCAACGTTTTTATTATCAATCTCCTGACAAAAATATAAAATATTGTAATCATTGAGATTCAAATGTTTTTCTAAGTATTGAATAGCATTAAAATAGTATTCCTTTGGCAAAATAGGATGATTTTCTTTGAGATAAATATAATCTCCTTGACGGAAATGTATTGAAATACACGGCTTTGTAAAAAGATGTTTATATTTTTCTTGAATTAAAGTTTGAGTTGAACGAATTCCCAAGATATGCAAAATTTCATCATATTCTTTTTCAAAATATTTATAAGATTGAAAAAACCCCCTTATTTTTAAATTCTTTTCATAAACTGGTATTTCATTATGATGGAAATTTTCTTCATTATAAAACTCAAAATCTTCAATTAAGAAAGGTGTCGTCTTGTGTTTGATATTTTTCAAAAGATTATTGAAATAAACAGGGTTACCGTTAGTAATGGTTGTAGAATCTTGGGTATGAAAACTATAATCTATATTATTTTTTATAGAATATGCAATTGTTGTAAATATCATGAAAATTTGATTGCATAATCCTGCGAATAGTTGTGTTTGTACCGATTTGTTTTTTGAATTGTTTAATATGAGATGATTATAATTATGTTTTTTTTGAATTTCTTTTACAATATTATTTGCCATGATATGATATTTTCTATGATCTGAATGTATTTCACTTATAAAATTCGTGTTTGATACAAAAAATGGATATGTTAAAATACATGTATTGACACTTTGATAAATCAGGTTATCGGCAACAATCCAGTCTGATGAAGAAAAATCAAAATCATAATTAGATATCATATATTGATCAAGAATATTTTTAGCACCTTCTCTTGAAACTAAATATAAACCAGCGCTTGGATATTTATCATTGTTATGTTTTTTAAAAAATTTACCATTTGCAAATTCTTCATTGAAAAGTTTGAGAATACAAGGATGTCCGTTTGTAAACATTTGAAGTATGTCTATTTTTTCATTGTCAATCTCGTAATGAGAAATATATTTCATAAGTTTGTCGAAATCAATATCTGGAATATACATATCGTCTTCGCAAACAATGAAATATTCATGATTTTGGTCGTAACCTTTTTTTATAGCTTTTATATGTGATATCAAACAACAAACTTCATAATCGGTTTCTTTCGATGATATGTTTTTTTTAATATTGTAGTTTTTTAGGTTTTTTGGAGTGACAGCAGACACTCTCTCGTTTAAAAATGGGAGATTTGTAAATTGATCATTCATAAAATTACTCCTTGCAACAGATTCATTTATATTTATCCAAAAGAACTTCATTTATTAAAAATAATGCAATATTTTCTTATATAATGAAAATCAGAAAGACAAAAAAACGATGTTTTCTCAAAAGTCTAGGAGGCATCTAGGAGAGAGAGGGGGTAAAAAACGCAGTAGAAAGTTTTTTTGTGATAAGGATTTTACATTTAAAGAATAAATATGTACATCATTAATAGTAATGACGCAAAACGACGCAATAAAATGGCACGAATGCGCACTTTGTCAGTATAAGTCTAAGCGCAAGTTTGATTTAAAAAGACATCAAAATGCTAAACATAAATATGAAATGTTGGAAAAACAACAACTTTTAGAAAGTGTACAAAATGTTACCCCAAATGTACAAAATGTTATCCCAAATATACAAAATGTTATCCCAAATGTACAAAATGTTATCCCAAATATTTTTCAGTGTTCAAAATGCAATAAGATTTACAAAACTATAAGGCATTTACATAACCATGAATCAAAATGTAATAAAGTTGACAGTCTTACTTGCCCAAAATGTATGATTTCTTTTTCAAATAGACATAATAAAAATAGACATATTAAAGCAGATAAATGCAAGGCAAGAAGTATCATTCATGCACGTACACCAAAT